ACACAATAGCACAACGAATTCGGGTACGCTAACTTTAAGTGGCCATACGGGTACAATTGTAAAATGGCAGAGATCGGTAAATAATGGGGTCACATGGACCGATATTGTAAATACAACCACAACCAACACATACACCAACCAATCCGATGCGACCTTGTATAGGGCGCAGCTACAAAGTGGTACATGTGGTAATGCATTCTCAAACGCTGGTGTTATAATCGTAAATCCATTCGCGTATTCTGGGTATGTTTATGATGCGGAGAACACTGGTGTTTCGGGTATACCTGTGAGAATGTTTATTAAAGCTAAAACACAAACAACTTACACGTTATACGGAACATATACCACAGACGCCAATGGAAAATATACCATAACAACGAGTGAGAGTGTTAATTTAAATGATTTTAGGTTGGTGGTTGGTGATAACATTAATATTTTACTACCGAACACCACCGATGCGCACTTTTTTAACCAAAAAGTTTTAACACAATCTTTTAATTCGAGGGATTATTACAGGATGGATGTAAACGGTAATAATATACTAACAATAACGGATATAGTTTTAATATTCCAAAGAAATAACAATATTTTACCGAACTGGTTAAATTCAACACCAAATTATAGATTATTTACATCAACACAATGGTCAGTGATTAATGTGTCAACGAGTAATTTAAAAACAACCCACCCAGGTGCTGAATCACTCGTTGTTGATAATTTAACCCATAACGGAACCACAAATTTTTATATAATAAAAACAGGATATAAACAATAAAATTATGAAACAGTTTATTTTAGCGCTAATATTTGTACTAATAGTACCAGTATCGGCTTTTTCTCAAACTTGTGTTAAAGTAGATTCAGTTTACAGCACAATGAAAATAAAAGAATTTAAAGATAGAAATATCTTATTCGGTGTTAAACAAATAACCGAAGAGGTTCTATCCGAGAAATATTCCTTATGTGAACAAAACGCCATACCTGTTATGGTTGAAATCACCAGGGTTGGTACACCATCGAGTAGTTTTAGAATTGCTGGTGTCGGTGCGGCCACGGAGACAACGCAAATATTATTGAAAGTCCATTTTGGTGATACAATTGTTGATGGTATTGGTGAGTCGGCAACAACAGCTAGCTACGCCTTTATTGAACTGAAAGAAGGTAAGGTACCATTTAGTAAATCATCAATAGGTATTGCAATGAAAAAAGCAATAATCGATGCAATAGGTAAACTGTAATATGAGGTATTTTATAACAATAGTACTAGTATGCTTATTTGGCCGTTTAGAGGCTCAAATAAAGAGTTTTGACCTGGGTGGGGTGTTACTTACTGGAAATAACAAAAACGTTCAGATAACGTCTAAAATGAGTTATGAACTTAATAATAAAAAAAAGGATATCGGTCTTAGTTTAAACCCCTATTATTTTCTATTTTATGGGGAAAAAAATAATGAGTTTATTAAACAATCGGAAGATGCGAGATTAAACATATTTTCTTGGAAAGAAATTAAAAACGGTTATAGCGCGATATTATTTTCAACTGTAGAACACTCATTAGTAAAAGAATTAAATTTAGGTGTATCTGGCGGTTTAGGTATTAAAAAATCTTTTAAGGGTAACAAATTATCGGGCAGTGTTTCACTAGCTTACGTTTATGATAGATCTGAGATAACTAAGGTTTGGTTGGGTAGTAAACGAGCATCTTATAGGCACCAATTAAAGTATAAGGTTAAGGATATTACAATTGAGAATAATGTCTTAATGCAGCCAGCTGTCGCATCAACAAACAATTTGATATGGGCTAGGAATACTGTTGGTAATTACAATTTATCAATAACCAAGGCGATAGCTAAAACAACATCGATAGGTTTTATATACGAGGGATATCTTTCAACAATTAGTACTGAGTTTAATAAAAATATAAAACCATTAGATCAAAGATTTAGTCTCATATTCAAATATTCTATGCCTAATTAAGTCAAACTTTTCTTCTAGAAACAAATCATATATTTCTTTTGAGAAGTCGTCACTAAAAAAATACACATCTATTTTATCCGTGAATAAATTATTCAGGTTATCCTTATATATTAAAATTTTACGATAATCAACAAATCTTTTATTAAAACTCATACCCTCTATAATAATAAAAAAGGCCTGGTAAAAACCAAGCCTTTTAATTAGTTTTATTCGATCTTAGATCGAAACCTCAACACCGTTTAGGAAAAGACAACCAACTGTTTTGATTGCAGACTTAGCTTCAGTAACAGTGGCAACTTCTTCACCGTTAATGGTTGAACCTATTGGTAACAAACCGTTCTCATCAGTAGCCCCGAAGAAAAGTACTTCGTTATTTAATACCGCAGCTGCGATATAACCAGATTCAGGTACCATTAAATCACCTTCAAGTTCACCTGTTGCGATAACAGCTTTTCCGTTTAAATTTTTTACAAATGCCATTTTTTTTTATTTAATTATTTAATTTTATTATTTAATATCACTAGATTCTATTAGTGTATAAGTAAACCCGTTACCGTGTATTTTTGAAGCTTTTCTACAGATTGCCATAAATTCTTCAAAATCGGCGGCTTTTTTAAATACTTGACAACCTTCTGACCAGTTTTCAACATAAGTTGAGTCAGCCCCTGCTTTGTGGATATTAATACCAAAAACACCTTCGGCGATTTTGTTTTCATCATACTCCATATCTTTGTCAGCATCACGATAAACTTTAACTGGTTTAGCTTGTCTAAGGGCCTCATATTTACCTTGGTGTAATCCCAATGCGTGAGATCCTCTGTACTGACCTTCAACTAACCTAGCAACACCAGCCGCGTTATGATATTCCATAACACCCTTTTTACCTGGATCTGTTGTAGCGGGCCAGATATGAAATTTCTCTTCCCCGTTTTCTTTATAAGAAACAGTAATGTGGTCATCAAATACGTTTGTAACTTTTTGACCAGTAGCCGCATTTCTAACACCCACAATGTTAACATCGTAACCTTTATTAGCCTCATCTTCAAACCACACGTAACCTTTACTCTTAACTGCGGTTTCTATTTGTTCTCTTGTATAACTCATTTTTTTGTTTTGATTTAAATTTTTATTATTAATACCTTGGGGGGTAAACACCTTCAACACATATCATGTAGTGCATTCCCTCAGGAGCTTTATCTTTTAAATCTGGTATCTCAAATGTTGTGATACCGTCACCACCATATATAGTACCTAGTATACTAAAAAGCGCCTCATTACCTCTAATTGGTAATTTTCTACCATCGCAAAACATAAATCCTCTAACCTCGTAAGTGCCAGCGAATAGTTTTACCATACCTATAATTTCGTCCATAATTTTTTTTATTACTTTTATTTATTTTAATAGATTATAATATTCTTTAAAATGTTTGATTCTATCAGCTAAACCAATTGTACCGCCATTAACTCTTTTCGTAACAGCTGTTACAGTTGCATCATCAGCGCCTTTATCACATATAGACCAAAGCTTGTTTGAATCAAAGAAAAACGCTGCGGACATTAGGGGGTATTTTGTTGCAACAAGATCTGGATTATCAACAACACTTTCTTCAACCATTTTGTCGAATGCTGTATAGTTTGACTTACCAGTTAATTGAATATAACCACGCCCTCTAAATTTGAAACCTTCACCAGAACCTTCGTCACCATTACCCATGCGAGATGAATAAACGCGGTTAGCAATTTTTTCTGGCTGACGAGCATAAGATTCGTTCAAATTACCAGGGAAATATTTAGGGAATATTTTTTTAAGACCATCAGCACTGTAATTTAAGTTTTCACTAACAGCTTTAAAACCACCAGATTCGTGGCCACACTGTGCCAAGAAATGTGCTAATCTTAATACGTTTGTAATGTTGAATTTAGCTGCTGTGTCAGGGATCTGAGCAATAACCGCATCAGGGATATGACCTTTTAACGCTTCTAATTTAAAACTAGATGGTGGGATAACTACTGGAGCAGCAGCTGGTTTAGCTGGGGCAGCACCCTCATTTAAACCCATTTTCGCCCAAGTTGTTGGACCAACGATACCGTCAGCTGTTAAACCATTAGCGGCCTGCCATTCTTTAACTAATTTTTCTGTACCTGGGCCGAAAGAACCATCAGCAGTCGTACCCAACTTTGCTTGGAGTTTTTTTACGTCATCTCCTTTTGAACCTACTTTTAATAACATGTTTTGTTTTTAATTTTTTGATTTATTATTCTTTTTCTACAGTAAATAGTTTCAAAAACTCTTTAAGTTCTAAATTTTTGATTTTAGCGAAATGTTTTGCCGCATTTAATCTTGAGCCATATAATGACGTTCTGCCAATAGCTTCTTTTGTTTTATCGGATTTGCTGTAAAAAATGATCATAACCTAGTTTTAATAATAAATATTATGATTATAAGATAATTTTTGTGAATATCAAGATATTTATTTAAAAACATATCATGAGCATGAAAGAAGATTTAACACCAGAAGTTGACAATGTCATCATAGGAAAAATTGGTGAGTTAAAAAAAATACAAGCCCAGTTAGATGAGGCGTTAAAACTCTATAAAGATTCAATAGCTGATCTGGAAGCGGCTAAAGCCAGCTTAGTACCAGAAGTAATGGAAGCTTTTGTTGGCCAAAAAGATGGGGCTGAAAAATTAAAGCGTGAATTAGATGGTATGGTGGTTGAAATCGTTCAGGAATCTGAGAGATTATCAACATCATATAAAGACGCTTTTGAAACAGCGTTAACTAAAGTTAACGAAAACACAAAAAAAGTTTTACAACAAATTTTAGAAAGTTCTAAAGTAGCATCTAAAGTTAAAGGTCAATTAAAGATTGACGGTACAAAGGTTTACGAAGGTGCTATGATGGATTGGTTGGGTTCTGTAAAGGATTGGTTAACCAGAGCTTTTAATAAAGTTAATGTTTTTTCAGGTAGAGCCGAAGAAGGTTTAGACGAAATCAGTGCCATGATTAAAAATTATGACGATGAGCAAGAAAATATGTACGCTAGCAAGAACATGGATGATGTTGAGTCTGGGGCCATTTACGAGTCTATCGATAGAATGAAAAGAATAATAAATTTCTAATAATTAATTACAATGGCGGCACCAAAAAAAGGGGGTTCATCTAACGTTAAGGTTTTTAAAAGTAATCCTAAGAAAAGTAGAAAAGGAATACACAAAAAATCTAAAGCTAGTAAACACAAAGGAAGTAAAAACTACAAGAAGGCTTACAGAGGCCAAGGTAGGTAAGATAACCGTAGAGGGTAGGTAAAGAAGTAACTTTAGAAGTAATTTTAACCTGGTAGGGATCTAACTATGAATAAATCGTGGATTTTCCCAAACCAATACGTATAGAAGCGTAAAGTCGTCATTCAATAACCTCTATAAAAAAACCACCCATTGGGTGGTTTTTCTTTTTATATCTCGTCAAATATCATAAAATATAATTCCTCTTTTGGGCGAGTAACGGCCACGTAGTGTATATTACGGCCTTCTTCATCGATATCACCATCATCTGTGACAAATGAATATTCTGATAGATCGTGCGTCATACTACCATACTTAATTAACATCTCTGGGTCAGATGAGTTAACGACAACACACCTAGGGAACTCTCTACCCTTACTTTTATGTATCGAGGTGATGAACACATCGGATTCGGAGTTATCTTCAATAAAATCAATAAAATCCTGATTGTTGATGAAGTATGGTAACACCTCATTTAATTTCTTCTTAAGTGAGTCGGTTATGTTAGATTTTTTAACATTCTCCAAATCGGTTTTGGTTATGTAGTTAAAATACTTCATAGGTATCCTCTTCTTCAAGGCCTGTCTTTCAAGCTCTTTAATAACATTATTTGTTCTAACCAAAATGGTAAGCGGCTTACCATCCACCATCATTTCAAATAAACGTTTTTTGGATATGTATTTTTCATCAACAAAACCATCGTGTTCTGATTCTGGGATAGCTCTTAGTGAACTAAATTTATTCGCGTTCTCAACAATACTTCTGTGTGATCTAAAGTTTTTTGTTAACGTTAATTCAACAACGGTTTTCTTTTGTTTAAGTAGCGACTCAATTTTTTCACAGTTAGCACCAGAGAACCCGTAGATGGATTGATTCTTATCGCCAATTAAGTAATATTGTTTCGCATTAATTGATGATAATATCTTCATCTGTAGGGTTGATGTGTCCTGATACTCATCAATAAAGATGTAGTCATACATACCGTTAAAGAAATCACGATGTTTTGGATCTTTGGATAGTTTCTCGGTATCAATCAACATATCCGAAAAATCACGGCTATTAGTCTCTTTTAAGAAGGCCACGTAATGATCGTAATAATTTGGTTTGGGCGCTTTAACACCATCGTAAAATTGTAACTTATATGCGGAGAAAGATGAGGAGATGCTCGTCCCCTCTTCATAGAATTTTTCAATTGTTTTATAATACTCTTCTCTAATCTTTCTTGGGTCCTTGAAAGATGGTTTTTTCTTATCACGATACCAGTTAATGAAATCATAAAAGGTTACAATTGGTTTGAACTTACCCAATTTACCCAACACGCTACTCGTAAAACTATGTATTGTTGTTATCTTCACCTCACTATCAATACGATTACGCAATTCATTAACCGCATCATTAGTGAATGAGAAAAATATTATTCTACTTGGGTCGACACCGATTTCTAGTAAATGGTTCAATCTACCCACTGTGGAGTGTGTTTTACCACTACCAGCTGTTGCTGACAATATTATGGACTCTGGTCCACTAAACTCAATAAAATCAAGTTGTTCCTTAGTATATCCTTTTTTCATGTTACAAAACTAATAAATTATTTGTTCGTAAACAAATTTTTTTCTAATTTTGTACCATATGGGTATTTTAACATTTAAAGATGCTTTTGATAAGCACAGAAAAAAATTCAGTGTTATTCGACTGAATGATAAAGAGATTCACAATTGTGTTCATTACATAAGGTCTGTTGTAAAACAACAATGCAACACCGCAAAATTAACACAAAATAATCAGAAATATAAAGATATGTTTCTGGAGTTATGTGCTATAACCGCTATATCAAATAGGGTTGATTACCCTTTTATTAATTATAAAGACACAAAAACATCACCTATTGACCAATTTAGGGGTGTTGTTGGTAAATGGTTTGATGTCATTATTTTTAATTATAACGAGTTCCCAATTTTTTATCACCCAATGCATAAAAAAGCAATATTCGTTTGTAAATTAAGTGATACAGAGTTTGTTATATGCGGTTTCGGTACTAGGTATGTAATAAACAGCTTCCATTCAAAATCTTTAATCCAGAACCATGTTATAAGAGAACAATCGACTATGAGCGCCTTTTATGGTTTTGAGCATCTTAGAGGTGTACCAAATAATATTTACGATTTTAAGAACTTAACTCAATAATTCGATATTTATAATAAAACAAAATTATGGGTAAGAAAGTTTATAAAATGACTGAAGATCAGGTTGCTTCTGTTTTGAATAAAAAGAAAGAGGGTGCTATCGCTGATATGCCAGCGCCAGGTTTAAAACTAAGCAATGAGGGGTCAAATAAAAAAACAAAATATAAAATCACTGAGGATCAACTAAAAAGAATCTTTAATGAGCTAGGTCAAAAGGCTATTGATGAGATGGATAACTATAATTATCCAATGGGTTCAGATACACCTGATGCACCATGGAATCAGAATGATGATAATGTTAAACAAGGTGAATCTGTTGCTGGTGACTATGTTGGTGTCTTTACCGCTCAAGGCGAATTCTTATTAAAGAATAAGCAAACTAATGAGTTGCTTTATAGTTTAACTGATGTCTGGTATGATATATATGCTGAATTAGAAGACTATTTAGATGTTCCACAAGAAGAAGAAGAGGACGAAGATGGTAGGTATATGACAGCAGCTAGCGACTGGAAAGATCATATCACAAATGATGAGTTGTTAGAAGCTTTGGCTAGTTACATTAATGACAAAGCTAAAAGAAACCAGGATTTAAAAATCACCGATACTATTGAGTCATGGGATAATGCTGAACATGAGTTTTTATTAGTTAAGCCAGAAACTATCGAAGCGATAGGGTCAAAACCAGTTGTTGAAAAAGCAAAAGCTCTGCTTGGTTTAAATTAAAATATTTTTTTATATTCATGGGGTACCTCAACATAGATATGGGTGTACCCCATTTTTTTTGCGGCAATTATTCTATGTCTACCATCAATAACACCTATTTTATTACCTTCAAGACCCAACAAAACTGGTTCAAAATAACTCTTTCTATGTTGATTTCTTTTAATAAAGCTAACAGCATCTTTAATTCTTTTAACACTGACATCGTTTTTAGTGTCAGGGTTAACGAAATACTCTGGCGAATCTTTTTTTAAACGAGTTATCAATGAATCAACCCCAACTAACACTAATTGGTTATTATCCGAATCAACTAAAACGTATTGGTCCTCTTGTAAGTATTTCATAGGGCAAATATATAAAATTAGTTTACTAAAACCAAAATTTTTACTAGATTTAATGATATTTATTATTAAAAGAAATGTTATGATTGTTACTAAAAAAGATATTATGGAAACCATGGGAGAAAAAAGTTCTTCCAAGGATAGTTCAGGGACAAGTGGTGTTGATAGTACTTCTGGTTCGTCATTACCAAGACGTTTAATTAACAAGGGTTTTGACTGGCTTAACAGTAAAATCAAAAAAGTTGGGGATGCTATTGCGTCAAGAAACGAAAATTTAACCATCGAGGTTATTGATGAATTGTTTAGTATACATGAGGAATGTGAGAACCCTAGTTTTTTTATATCAAAAGACATAAAAAATTTTGGTGAGCCTATGATGGAAAAATCTGGTGATTGTTACCAGGTCGCCGTAAACCCAAAATACAAAGACTTATCTTTTGTTTTTGAAACTATTAAAGAGATGTATGATAACAACGAATTCTCTGGTATGTTATCAGAATCAGAAGTTGTTTGCGAAGAATGTTTAGAAATAAACGTTGAGAAAAAATTACTAGAGAACATGGATGTTTGGATGAGTAAATACCAGATATCTGAAGATGTTATGCACCATTTAAATAACAGTGTTCCTTTGTTAGAGAATATTTACAGACCAGGTAGTCCAAAACACGCCATGGTAATTAAAGAAACCAGAGAGTTGTGGGAAAAGGGTGCTTTAAATGTTTCTGAGTTAAGTAAAAAATTATTCGAGAATACTGATTTGGGTAAATTTGATTTGTATGAAGGTGCAATGGTACCATTAGATTTACCATTTACAGTGGATATGACAGAGGAAGAGATTCTTGCTGAGGCAAAGTACCAAGGTAAGGAAGTTGAGCTCGGAAAACCCAAAAGAGGGGGTTCTAAAAAATTCTACGTTTATGTAAGAAAACCAGGTGGTGGTGTTAAAAAGGTGTCATTTGGTGACACAACTGGTTTATCTGTTAAATTAAACAACCCAGAAGCCCGTAAATCATTTGCTAAAAGACACGATTGTGCAAATAAAAAAGATAGAACTAAAGCGTCTTACTGGTCATGTAGATTACCTAGATACGCTAGTTTGCTTGGTTTAAAATCTAAGTTTGGTGGATACTGGTAAACCGTATATTGATATTGAAATTGGTGATAGTTATGTAATAAGGGAGTTCGGGGAGAATATCGATCCGATTGAACTTATGTGGCATAGAGATAATGAGGATAGAATTGTTGAGGTTTTAAACCCAACCGATTGGTTTTTTCAATACGATGATCAATTACCAATACCACTAAAAGAAAATGTCTCACTAAAAATAGCGAGACATGACTGGCATAGGATTATAAAAGGTACTGGTAACCTAAGGTTAAAGATAACTAAAAGTTAATTCTACAAGTACCGTAAACATTTTTAGAACCATCTTCTTCACCTAAATCATCTAACCACTGAAGACTAGAGTTTGGCCCACCATAGAATATAAAGTTTGAGTTATCGTCCATAAATTTTTCTTCACCACCTTCTGGTACAATTATCTCAACACCCTGTAATTGTATAGGTTGGTCTTTTATTTCGTAATTTATTACACCACCGTAACTAAAAACGTATAAAGGTTTATACTTAGCGAACCTTCTAAATAACTCAATATTTATTTTCCTATCACACTTTATGTCCCTGCTAAAGGTGTAGCATAACATTTCAGCTGTGGCTCTATCAACTTTAAATTTATGTACCGATAATATCTCAGCTAAGGGGTTTTCGTAAATCATTGACCAAATTATCTATCTTATCGTACAGATCATGTAAAGTACGATCGTTTATTATTTCGGTTGTAATACCAACAATAGAATCCATTTCTTTTTCAGATGCGTGCTCATCACCAGTACTTAGATTTGGTCTTTGCACTGACAATATTGTACCGCCCATCTTTAATATCGCATCAACTTCATGTTGAAATCTAACATCGCAAATAACGACATCCAGATCTTTATTTTGGTTATACCATTGTTCAAAACGTTTAACCCAAAAACTTCTTCCAAATACTTGTAATTCTGGTATATATTTTGGCATATCGTATTGAAAAACCTCAGTACCCATTATCTGTAGTACTAACCTTGGGGTTATTCCCCAGGTTGGGTCAATTTCATCTTTAGCGTCACCAAAAACTTGGTCTTCGGTGAAACCGAATAATTCCATGGCCCCGCGTTTAATTGGGTTGGCAAAGCTATATTTTACAAAATTTTTGTTAGCAACAAGGTAATCACCTGTGGTATCTTTACCCGAACGTTTTTTTCCTAGAACTCCTATTATCATATTAACTTATTTGTACAATAATAGTAAAAACGTTTTAAAAAAACAAATCCCCTTTCGGGGATTTTATTATCTTTTTAAAAATTCATCCATTACGGATTTTTGTATTCTTTTTAAATATTCATTTGGTTGTTCCTGCATTGGCTCCTCTGGGGTTACATCAACTGGAGTTTCCTCTGGAGCTGGCTCTGCGTCTGTTGTGTCTTCAGAGTCTTTGTTTTGGAGTTTACTCAACATGTCGGCCATATCTTCTTCATTAACCTTTGTCATATCAATCGCAGATAAAATGGAGTTAACGACATATTTGTAATCCTTAGATTCTAATTCTTGCGCACCATCCCTCATTTTTTGAGTCAACTTACCAGTTAATTTTTGAACTGTTTTTAAAATTGGCTCGTCTGGGTTTTCCTCACCTTCTGGTGCTTCCGCTGGGGCCTCTGCTGGGGTTTCTGCTGGTACATCACCAGTTGTATCAACACCCATATCATCTGGCATTTCAGCTGAAAAGTCTGTTGCTAGATCAGCTGGTTCTTCTGTTGCCGCTGGAGCCGCCATATCGTCACCTGTATTAACAGAAGAAGCTGGTTCCGTATTAGCAGAACCAGCTCCTTTTAATTTAAGAATGTAACGTTGCTCAGTTAAGCTTTTTTTTTTAAAACATCGATGTTTTCTTTGTAATCAACTGACTCGTTGATTTGTTTAAACATCATATTCAAATGCTTAAGAGCCTCAGCGTATGATCTATAAGAGTGTTCGTGTATGTTTTGTACACCAGACAAATACTCATAGCCATTTTCAGTTTTTACTTTGATATAAACATGTTTTTCCTCTTGTACGATACCGTATTCAGTACCGTTAGCTGCAACAGCTTCGTGTAAAACATTGGACAAGTGGCCAACTAATTGTTTATTTTCGTTGATTGCTTCTTTAGACACACCAGCGATTTCAAGAATTCTGGCTAATTTTTGGTCTACGTCTTGTATTTTTTCTGAACCTACTGGTCTCATATCTTTGTTTTTTTAAAATTCTTATTCTTCTTATAAATATACGGAGTTTTAGTAAAAAATCAATACTGCTCGTTTTCTAAGGATAAAAACTCATCTTTTATGTCAATCCCGAGATCAGCTAATTCATCCATATACCCAGATCTTCTTAGGTATTTAAAAACTAGATTTTCTGTACTATATTCACCAGTTGCGTTTAAACCACTTTTTC